TTACCGCTTTTGCTCTGCGTTGCCATCGACTGGTAGACTGCTATCACCGTTCTGAGCGCCGCCTGGATCGGCCGCGCCACCTCTCACCCACTCGTCGACCTCTGAGAGCTTGAAGCGCAGAAGGCGACCAGCGCGGTGAGCAGGAAAGCCCTTCCTGTCGATCCACCGATAGACTGACTCCTTCCGGACACCGATGTGCTTTGCCACCTCTGCTGCGTCGACCCAGCGTTCTTCGCTGCTCATGGCCTATGGTCCTTCCCACGGAACCACACGAGCGGGCGATGAAGAGTCATTCATAGTCAGTGAAAGTATAAGAAACGCGTCCGTCTTGTCAAGCCGAGAAGTGACAGTGATCTCCTGCCCGAACAGATGCACAAGGCATTGGCCCGCCGACTTGCTCGACTCGCTGATCATCGCTCTGGCCCTTGTCACACGGTCTCAACGACCAAGACAGGAGTCGCGGGAACAGATGAGTCCGCTGTGGCTGCGTGCTCGTCAGTGTTCTGGGTCTTGATGCCCGAGGGCCAGAGGGCGGTGGCGATGCGGATGGTGAAACGGTAGGTCTGGCCGTCGGTAAGAGGGCCGGATTGCCACGTGTAGCGGGCGGGAGCCGTGGGGCGATCCATCAGCACCGTATCGAGGGGCAGGCCATAGTCTACCGCGCCAGTGCCGGCGTCCCAGTAGATGCGGGCTTCGTACGCGGCGCCTGGGCCGTTCTCCTCGTAGCGGGGGTCGTAGAGCCATTCGAGATTGATCTTGCCGTTCTCGATGGCGCGCGCCTCGACCCAGCGCGGCTCGGCAGGCCGGGCGGCGGGGGCGCCGTCCTGGAACGGGATGGCAACGATCTGGCGGATGTTGCCCTCCTCGTTCCCAGCCCCGTCCACGGCGCGCACCAGGAAAATCCAGACGCCGTCCTCGTCCGTGAAGACCTGCTCGTAGCTGGTCTCGGCCGAGTCCTGGACTGGCTCGGAAGCGAGATCCAGGCTGTCGGCGCCGGCGGAGCTCCGGACGCGGTAGCTGGCCACGTCCAGGCTGGGCGAGGCCTGCCAGGAGATGGTGAGGGTGCCGGTCTCCGGGTCGAACTGCCACGCAATGCTGCTCGGCGGCTCCGGAGCGCTGGCGACCGTCTCCGACTGCTCGGTCGAGATCCCCTCGTCGCCTTCCTCATCGACAGCCCGGACCTGGTAGGTGTAGGTCTCGTCCCGGAGCGGCCCGTCATCGTAGGACAGCCCGAGCAGCTCGGCGATCAGCTCGTATTCGCCGCCGCCCGGCTTGCGGTGTAGCCGGTAGATGCGCGCCGTCGGCGACTCGGTCCAGCTGCAGCGCACGACGTCCATGGGCGTCCACAGCCAGCCGAGGAGCTCGTCCTCCTCCATGCCGACATCGGCCAGGACCTGGAGGATCTGCCTGACCGTCTGCGATTCCGGCAGCCGCACGGCAAGACCAGTCGTATGGTATGCAATCGCGCCGTCAATCACGACCGTGTACTCCGCCCCGGCCCCGGCGCCGCCCTGCGGCCAGACCAGCTCGCGCTGCCCGCTCTCCGGGACGCGCAGCGAGACCGCCATGCAGTGGAGCGCGGCGCCGCCGGTCGCCGCCATCAGGACCGTTCCCACGTCCTCCTTGTAGACGAGCCCGTCGGTCCCTCCGGCCGGCACATGGACGATAACGCCGAGGCGCTCAATGCCCTTGAGCAGGTCCGTCCCGCCGGCCAGGACGGCGGCGACCGCGCCCGGCCCTTCCACACCGACCAGGTACAGGTCTGATGCGCCGATGACGACGGCAACCGCAGCGCCACCGTCTTCCGTGCCTATCAGAAGCTCGTCCATGCCGCCGGTAACGACTAAGACCACTGCGCCGACGTCTTCCGCGCCGACCAGGTGCACGTCGGTCCCGCCGACGGCGGCGGCGACCGCCTCTCCCTCGTCCTCGATGCCGACGAGATGCCTGTCCGTCGCGCCGACGGCGACCAGGACCGCCGCCCCCTCGCCCTCGGAACCGACCAGGTGCAGGTCCGTCCCGCCGCTCTGCACGGCGACGGCCGCGCCCGCCTCTTCCGTGCCGACCAGGTGCCTGTCCGTAACGCCGGCCTCGACGTGGACCTCTGCCCCCGCGTCCTCGTGGACGGGCTCGTGCGGGTCCAGGTCTTCTACGTCGAAGCTTATCCAGTTCCAGACGCCGATGTGGTAGGAGCAGACCCCGAACACGTACCTGTAGCTCCTGCCGGCCGGGACGGGGACGGAGAGGACGTCGAGCAACTCCGTCCGGTCCGCGTCGCTGTAGAAGCGGGACTCGAACGCCGTGTCTCCGGTCCGCTCGTTGGTCAGGTACCACGTCGTGTTCGCGCCCGTCCCCGTGGCGTACTCGTCGGCGCTGTCGTTCTCGTACTCCTCCAACGGGAACAGGTATTCATCCAGGTTATGGTCGTACTTGATCTGGACGCCGATCGCCTGGTTGTTGTTCAGGTCCCATCCCCGGCAGTCGTCCACGACGTTGGAGACCGCCCAGCAGCAGCCCTGCGCGGGCGCGCCCTGGTTCCCCTGGGACGTAACCTTGAGGGTGTGCGCGAACGCCGGGCCGAAGTGCCCCGCGCCCCTGTCGGCGTAGACGTAGGAGTCCCCGCACTTCCAGAGCTTGAACATCTGGAGCTTGTGCGGATAGACCGTTATGCTGTTGTTGGGGTCGACCTCGACGTAGCCGGTGAAGTCCTCCAGCGGATCGGGCGGGGCGGCAAGCATCCCGGCGGCGTCCAGGTCGACGCGGAGGGCATCCCATAGGAGAGCGGACCGGTCGGCGTGCGCCGCCCCTTCGGCCCTGCCTTCCCCCTTCAACCGCCCCCGCAGCGGGTCCACGCGCTCTTCCTCGGTTGGCTCCCAGGCGGGGGTGCGGACCTGCGGGCGCGTCTCGAGGATGTCGCGCACGACCCGGTGGACCTGCTCCAGGCAGAGCGCGCGGTGATGGCGGGCTTCGGGGGAACGGTCGCCGGCCCGTTCGTTGTGCTTCAGGCGGAGGGCCTCGAGGACGGCGTAGGCGTACCGGTAGCGTGCCTCGGGCGCCGTGACGCCCGGCGGGTAAGCGAGGGCCTGCTCCGCGCCTGCGGCCATGTCCGGTCCTCCGGGCGTGGGGCGGGACGCTGCGCCTCACGCCCCGCGTCTTACTCGCTGAACCGGATGTAGAACGTGCACTCCAGGGACTCGCCGTCGGAGAGCGTGCGCGACTGCGACAGGGCTTTGCTGGCGATCAGCTTCCCCTCGGTGCCGGACGCGACCGTGCAGAGGAACATCTTCGTCACCGGGCCGATGTCCCCGCCGTCGGCCGTGAAGGTCACGGTCTTGGTCTTCGCCTGGTAGTCGCCCCCCTCCTGGCTGATCGTGAAGTCGGTCGCATTGCTGGCCACTGCCTGGCGCGCGTATCCGTTGCCGGACGGCTCGTCGACCAGGTTGGACAGCGTGTCGCCCTCCGCCAGGCTGGCGCGGTTGTCGAGCCCGAGGTAGTAGTTCTCGGGGACCGACGCCTCCTCGGTGAACAGGGCCTGGCAGAAGAACAGCTCGCCCTCGTCGTGGAGCATGTTATGCCCGCACTCGGCCCACAGGAGCCGTCCTTCCGCATCGCGGTGACGGACCGTCCAGATCGAATGGGCGCTCGTCCGGGGCGGCAGCCCCAGCAGGGCGCGCGCGCAGTCCAGAGCCAGGTAACGGCCGCGCCACCCGAGCTGCTGCAAGGCCAGGCGCGCCTCCCAGCATGCACTTCTCGCTCGTTTGAGCATCTTCACTCCTCCCGTCCAAAGGTAAACCTCAGTTGACGCCGTCCAATCCGGCCACGAGTTCCATCTCGCCCGATGGCAGGTACACGAGTCCCAGCTTGTCCGCGTCCCAAAGGTCCACGCCAGAGGACGAGCGCATCGCGACCTGGCAGACGATCACGCCGTCCTCACTGATCGTGTTGCAGCCCGTCCAGCTGCTCGTGACACCGTAATGGCAGCGGGGCTTGAGCATGGCCGCCCAGTATTCGTGCGGGTGCGGCTGCGTCCAGACGGGGCCGGCGTGGGACCAGAGATCGCGGCCCTGTCCGTCCACCCCCTCGTGCTGGAAGGTATAGATGCCCGCACCGATGGACACCGTATCCCCGCCGCTCCGGTATTCGCCCGGCCCCTTCAGGTAGCCACCCGTGGGCGTTGTGAAGTAGACTCCGCTGCCGCCCAGTTCGTGCGTGTAGAGACGCCGCAGGTCGCGGTTCTCGTCGGGGACGCCCCACTCGCCTTCAGTGCGGACGTGGTGGCGGTCCCAGTACTCAGAGGGCGAGCTCCACCTCGTCCACCAGGTCTCGTCCCCGAGCCAGCACATCGGCACGCCGGCGTTGGTCAGGTAGTCGGCGTGCCACACGTCCCCCTCGCAGACCTCCCTGGTGAACCAGCGCACGCCGTCCTCGTAGAGGTGATACCAGATCGTCCCCTCCAGCTCGATCAGGTATTCACGCGGCGTGAAGAGGCGCGGGCCCCAGTCGTAGGGCTGGCTCGCGCCGAAGAACATGTAGCCGATGTACTGCCAGTCTCCAGGACCGTCGACGGTCAGGTCCGAGTGATAGCAGTTGTGGTACTTGGTCTCGGGATCGTACTCGACCCGCCAGCAGTCGCCGCTCCGGTTATGGATGAAAAGCCCGTTCCCGGTGTTGTTCGGGCCGTGGATATTTCCATTGACGTCCCAGGCGGTGTGGTGCCGCGCGCTGGTGCCCAGCGGGAACCCGCCCATCGCGCACCGCCAGGTCATATGGGCCACCCCCTGGTCATCCAGAAGGAACTCGTCCACATAGGTGCTCGACCAGAGACCCAGGTCATCGGGGTAACGCCAGGGACCGACGATCCGTGGTCGCCAGAAGGAGCCCGTCTTGCGGAAGATGCGGCAGCAGGGCACCTCGTAGTAGCCGCCCCAGTCGCCGGCCAGAACGACGCCGTTGTGGCAGTCGCCGGGCAGGTAGTGCGCGTAAGGCACCGCCCAGCGCTCGCCGCCCGGGCCGTCCGCGACCTTCACCTGTAATGTGCCCCACCCGTTGACTCCCTGGGGCGGCCAGTGATCGCAGAGCTCGATTTCCTTCGGACCTCCAGGCGTCTTCACGCAGATGGCATGCTCCTGGTCGAGGAGGCCGGGGGCGTAGAGAGGGAAGGTGTCGTTGTACCAGCGATACTCTCCGCCGCCGAGATAGGTGCCCTTGACGCAGACGCGGACGTCGTGCTTCGGCTCGACACCGTACGTGGCGATGCCGTTGTGCCACCAGCGGTCCATGCCGGCCGCCTGTGCCTCCACGACGGTCCCGGTGTGCTCTGTGCCGATGACGGCCATCAGTCGGGTCCCCTCAGCCAGATGCGCCCGACGCCCAGCGTGTCGGGATCGAACGACGTGCCCGTGACCTCGATGGTCAGGCCGACGTTGTTGTTGAGGCGCGCGTGGCTCGGCACGAAGACCGGGTGCCCGTCCGCCGATACGCCCAGGAAGCCGGTTTCATCGGCCGGCACGACGATGCCGCATGGACGGTAAACCTCGAAACTTGCGCCGCTGAGCCAGCCGTCCACCCGGAGCAGACGCACGGGATACGGCGTGTCGTCCGACGTCATAGACTCCAATGCCCGCACCATGACGGTCCCCGTGCCCGAGACGAAGATCACGGCCGCCAGGCCGTCTCCGGGGTCGCCGCCGACGCAGGCCCAGACCTGCGGGTTGCCCGTCGTCGAGGCCGTCCATTCGCCCGCCACCGGCCCGAGCAAGTCACCGCATGATGGCGACTCCCCTTCGGCGACGAGCACCGTGTGCGGCCCGGCCGACAAGGCTATCCGCCCGATGGCGCCGGCGGGGATCGGCTCGGCCGTGGCGGCGTAGAGGCCCGTGCCGCCCTCTCCGCCCGGCCTGACGAACTCGATCTGTCCCTGGGTCTGCGAACGCGGCGCAAGCTCGACTACAGCGTGCATGGGGGCGTCCTCGTCGGACGCGTTGCAGGCCGGGGCGATTCCAAGCAGTTCGGCGGCGCCGGGCTGTCCCGGCCCAAACAGCCGCCGCCCTTCCTGCTGCGCGCGGGCCGCGTCAATGAAGCGGTTGTAGGTCCGCGCCGGAATGCGCAGCGGCTCGCCCGTCCTGACCTTTCTGAGATCGTCCCCGCTCACAGTCGGCTCAACTCCCTCAAGGGCTTGTTCGCCACCCTCCGTCCGAGCCTTCGCATGGCCGCGCGCAGCCTGTCCGCCGCCTCGAACGCCCTCAGCCGCCGGAGCGTCTCCATCGCCTCACTGCACGCGTCGAGCAGCTCTCGCATCTCTGCGGCCGACACTCGCCGCGGTGGCTGCACGTAACGCCGCATAGGGGGCAGGGCCGGCAGCTCGGACGGCCAGGGGAACTGCGCCACGCACGCCGAGGCGCGCCAGCTCTCCCGCATGCGCTGCTCCGCCCTGGATTGCCAATCACGCGCTGTAATGTCCACGCTCATGTCCCGATGCCCAGTTGCCTGAAGTCGCCGTATTCGTAGACCTGCTCGACGTAGACGCCGACGGGCCGCTTGACCAGGACGCCCTCATCCTCGGCGTCGGCGTAGCGCACCCAGAGGTATTCCCAGCCGCGCTTGCGGATGCCCGTGATCTCGCCCACGGTCAGGCTGCGGCGGTTCGGGCTGGCCGCGAACCGGAACGTGATCTCCCAGTCCTCGTCGCCGCGCCGCGAGCCCGAAGCCCCCAGGAACAGCACCTCGCCCGGCTCGAAGCCCCGGAAGCCGGCCTGATTCACCTTGCCGGTCAGGCGGAAGAGCGACGCCTTGTAGCTGCCCGTCACGTAGACGTCGTCCAGGTAGTGCGTCTCGGTCCAGTTGAAGACGGGGACCGTGATGTCCACGCCCTCGACGCTGTCGCGCGTAACGCCGATCGCGCCGCTGAAGTTGGGGGCCGTCTGTCCGGGCGCGGCGTGCCTGCCAACCGTCGCCAGGCTCTGCGTGACGTGCTGGGTGCCGCCGCCGGTGTCGAATGAGAACTCGGACTCCCCGGTCGCCGGCCTCGGCGTCCTGCCGTAGCGGGCCACGCCCTCCCAGATCGAGCCGTCCGGGTTGTTGATGTCCACGAAAACGGGCGAGACGCGGCGGCTCTCGCGCGGAAGGCCGTCGTAAAGCACGGGCGCCGCGTCGCCGAGGGCGACCTTGGCCTCGAGGTCGCTCGCCGTGCCGCGGATCACGTACTGGAGCTCGACCGACGCGCTGTCGCCCGTGGTCGACTCCCGGCTCTCCGCTCTTTCCTCAACCGTGATGGGCATCCGTTATGTTTCCGTCATTCCGTCATGTAGTCCGTCATGTATCCGTCATGCGAAGGTGAGTCCGCCCGCTTTTGCCTCGTCCAGCAGGCGGCGCGTGTTCTTCGCGGTCTCCTCGCTGGCGCGTGCCGTGCGGTCCATCGCGTTGCCCATGCCGAGCCCGCCGAGCGCGACCGATGAGAAGGTCCCCGCGACCGATCCCGCCCGGCTCACCGCGCTGCCGACGCGTCCGAGCCGGTCGAGCAGGCTGCGGATGCTGCCCGGTTCACCGGGTCCTTCGGGAGCCGCCGCTTCGGCCTCGGCCTCGACGCGTGCCTGGGAGGCCTGGTCGATGGCGTCCTTCCATTCCTGCTTCGCCTTCCCTAGGGCGTCCTCCGTCGCGGCGATCCGCGCGTCGTGCTCGTCGCTGATCTGCGCAAGCCGCCGGTCGTGATCCTCCCTGGCGAGCCGCTCCGCCACATGCTGCTCGTCGGTGAGGGAGCGGAGGCGGGCGTCGCTCTCCCTGTCGATCCGGGCGAGGTCCGCGCGCGTGGACTCCTCGACGGCCCGCTTCGCGTACTGGACGTCCAGCGTCTCGTCGAAGAGGCCCTGCACCTCGAGCATGCGCTTGGCGAACCACCCCGAGAGCTTCGTCTGGGTGGCCTTCCACCAGCTCGAGAACCGCGTCCAGCCGCGCTGGAGGGCGTAGGTCAGCTTGAGCCAAGCCTGCTCGATGGCGTGGGTGGCGATCTCGAATGCCGCGCGGAAGCCGAAGACGAAGTTGTGCCAGGCGAGCTTCAGGGGCTTGACGCCCTTCTCCCATTCCATCTTGAGCGTGAGCCACAGGATCTTCGCCGCCAAGCCGATGTCCCCGGCGGCGAGCGCGTCCTTGATGCCCCCGAACGCCGCCAGCGCATCCTCCTTCAGGGACTCAAACCTCCCGGCCAGCCAGGAGAGCGCCTTTCCGCCGGCACCCGTGGCCTTGACCAGGTAGGCGCTCAGGACGCCCACCGCCCCGATCACCAATCCGATCGGGGAGAGCAGAGCGCCGATCACGCTGACCAGCGTGCCGAAGACACCGGCCACCACGGCCACGATGGACGACAGACCACCGAGAACCGTGGAGAAGATGCCCATGCTCACGCCGAGCACGACCAGGGCAGCGCCGGCCGCGCCGAGCAAGGCCACGAGCTTCGCGACCATCACCACGGCCGCCTTGTGCTCCTTGATCCATTGACCCATGACCTTCACTACCTCGACCGCCTTGCCCACGAGCGGCGTCACGACGGGCAGCAGGGCCGAGCCGATCTCGACGGCCGTGTCCCTGATCTGCGCCCGCAGCGCCTTCATCCGATTCTGGAAGGAGCCGGCGGTCCGTATGGCGTCGCCCACCGCTCCCTGTTCCGTCATGGACTTCATGATGATCGAGAGGCGCGCCAGGACCTTCTCCTGCTCGGTAAGTTCCCCGCGTCCCTTGCCCAGGCCCATCGCCAGCGCCTCGGCCTGGACGGCGCTGTCGAGGAGGTTGATGCCGTACTGGCGCAGGGGACGCGACATGCCCGCCAGGCCGCTCTGGAACTTCTCCAGCGCCTCGGGGTCCTGGATGTTGTAGAGGGAGGCGAAGTCGAGCGTGAGCTTCTCGACTTCCTGCGACATCTTCCGCGCCTCCTCCCCGCCGAAACCGAGCCCCACGAAGAAGGCCTGTAGCGAGGAGAGGCTGTCGCGGATCTCGTAGCGCGACCGGCCGACCGATCTCGCCAGCGCGTCGGCGAACTCGCCCGCGGCCTTCGCCTGCGTGCCGAAGACCTGCTCGAACTTGTTGAGGGTCTCCATCGCGTCGCCCGCTGCCTTGACGCCGTAGGCGAACGGGGCGGCCATCACGCCAGCCGCGCCCATCATCTGGAGGCCGAGGGCGCGCACGGCGCGGCCGAAGTTGCGAAGCCGCTTCTGCGCGCTCTTCAGGCCCCGCGCCAGGCGGTTGTCGTCGGCGTAGAGCTCGACGTAGGCCTTGCCCGCCCTGATTCCGCGCTGAGACGGCATCAGTCAACTCCCCGCACTCATATCTCGTCGCTGTGCTCCTTGAGCTTCACCCAGCCGTACAGGAGGGCGGCAGCCAGGAGCACTCCTGCGATCAAACCTATTGCGAACCACATCGTCTTCTCTCCTTGAGCTCACAGAACCGTCCACACGAAGACCGGCCCGCCGACCATCGCCGCGAGCCCCACGACCTGGCCCACCAAGCGTAGAAGCTCGTTCGACGGTGCGTTGGTGTTGAGAGCCCAGAGAAGGAGCCCGGCCACCGCCACGATGGCGGAGCCAATCACCTTCGCCAGCACGCCCGCCGTCTGCTCTCCGTAACGCTCCAGCAGCGCCGCCATCTGCTTGTCTAGGCCGTACCGCACCGTCGACACGTCTCCGCTCACTGTCCCGCCGCCCGTCTCTACCCCGCTCTCCCTGGCATACTCCTCCATCTCCGTGATGGTGGGCTGGTGCACGTCGCCGGCGACGTGCTCGGCACGCGGCGCCGGAGCGACTTCGGCCGCCTGTGTCTGGGCCTGCGCCGGCATCGAGTCGCACCCGGAAAGCAGACTCAGCAGCACGAAGACCTCGATGAGAAAGGCGATTCTCCTATTCACTTCCCGCCTCCTTCTTTGGCACGAGGCTCCTCAAGAGGCCGATGTTGCCGGCCGTGAGCGGTGTCCCGCGCGGGCTTCGCTCCGCGTACGGGTTGAAGTCGCTCGGCCTGAACGCCCTGGTCTTCTTCGGGTCGCGGTTCACGTTCGCCACCAGCGCCATGATCGAGCTCGTGTGCGCCCACGCGGCCCGGCCCCGCGCCTCGGCCATCCAGAGCAGCTCCCTCAGGGTGAACGGTCCGGGGTCGACTCCGGCGATGCCGGAAAGCTGGTGGACAATCCGCCAGACCTGAGCTCCTGCCGGAACTCCTCCTCGATCTCGCCGCTTTCCAGCTTCGCCTCGGCGGCCTGAAGCGCCATCTCCTCCAGGGCGTCCAGCTTCTGGAGCGCGGCTCTCACGAGACGGCGCTTCCGGCTCGGGAAAAAACCCGAGAGCTCCTCCAGCAGCGCCTCGGTCGCCTGGTCGATGACGTCGCCGGCCATAGCCCGCCCGAACTGCTCGTCCGTGACGGCCTGCCCGTCGGCCTGCTCCTTGCACAGCGCATAGAGCACGTCGCAGAGGAGAACGGGGTCGGTAATGAGCTTCTCCAGGACCTCGCCGCCGGCGGTGTCCAGCAGGTCGACCGCGACCATTGCCCGCACCCGCCGGATCGTCTCGACGTTGACCTGGACCGTCCAGGTGCGCCCGCTGTTGTCGGTGAACGTTGCCATCAGGCCACCTCATACCACTCGGTGTGCTCGTGGGGCTTGACCGAGACGCTGACCGTCACGCCCTCTTCGAGCGGCTCGGCCCGGCTGAAGTTCAGTACCTGGAAGTTGCTCACCAGGCCCTGCGAACCGCTCGTGTCGATGTCCCCGTCCATCGCCGCCAGGGCGATGTCGGTGTTGCCGAAGTACGCGTTCTTGAGCGCCGTGAACGCCGCGTCGGTCGGGTCCCACATCATCTCGAACTCGATGGTGCCTTCCTTCAGGGTCGCGAGCGTGGCGCGGAACCCGTTGTTGGCGCGCGTGGTCACGTCGGCCTCGCCCTTCTCCATGTTGAGGGTGAGGTCCTTGACGTTCGCGATCTCGTTCCAGGTCAGGTCCTCCGGCTCGCCGCCCTCTTCGCCGGTCAGGAGCGAGCTCGAGTAGTAGAACTTGCAGTCCATTCCCAGCTTATGGGGCATGTCTCTATCCTCCTATCTGACCGAGTCCCGCCACATGGCGGGGAGCTTCGGCAGGTTCTCCTCGTAGGCCGGACCCATGAACGGCCTGGCCTCGTAGCGGTGCATCCTCTTGTCGCGGCCGCGCACGGTGGCGCCGTGCTCCATGAGCTCCGGGATCGTCGTCGGGCCGTAGTCGCTCCGGCCGTGGAACTTCACCGGGCCGATGACCACGCTGGCCGTGGGGAAGTCGTATGCGAACAGGATCAGCCGCAGGCCCGGGGTGCTGTGCACGCTCGGCGGAAGGCCGGCCGGGCTCACCCCCTTGCGCTTGCGCAGCTTGTCCTGCATGGCGGTCGTGCGCACGAAGGCCCCGAAGCGCGACAGCACGCGCCGCTCGGCGGCCTGAACGCGGCGCCTCACCTTCTCCGCGTCGAAGAAGCCGCGCCTGGCCGTTCTGAAGTCCAGTCCGATCATCGCCACATCCGCCACGTGAAGGTCAGGATCGACGTGAACTGCCGCATCTCCTTCATGTGCTCCTGCGCGTAGACGGGGCCGTTCTCGATTCGCACGCAGGCGGCCGGCACGCTTTCCAGACGCCGCCCCCGGAAGAAGTCGGCGATCTCCTCGACCAGCGACATCAGCGGATCGAGCTCGGTCGGCGTGCCTTCGCTGAACCTCTGCTGCACCGCCACGTCGACCTGGTAATCGTGCTGGTGCTCGCCCCGGCTGGCGGCGGCAATCTCCAGCCCCTTCGGCACCACGGTCACCCGGAGCGTCTCCATGTCCTGCATGTCGAAACGCGGCGCATAACGTCGCTCGGCCGTGAAGGGCAGGCCGAAGGAGCCCGCGTTCAGCTCCGAAACAACCGCATCAGCGACGTCCAAGATGGTTGCCATTGCTCTACCTCGTCTTCGCCCAGAGGAGACCGCCCACAGAGATCAGGCAGCTGCCGACCGTGATCACCACCAGGTGCAACTCGCCACCGTAGGCCAGCTCGCACCCTATGCCGATCCCGGTGACCGCGATGCCGACGCACTCGATGCCGGCGGCCAGGAGCCTTGTGTTTCGCCTGTTCATGGTTGGATCGTGTCCACGTGCTTTGTGTGTACGCGCAGCGTCTTGCCGGCCGGATCGCAGGTGCGGTAGTGCCGCTCCGCTCCCAGGTCCATCACCTCGTAGACGTAGGTCCCGTCCTCCCGCTCCTCGTGAATCCGGTCACCGAGCTCGGGCAGCGTGCGGTCTCCGTCCAACACCAACTCGTCGGCGGCGATGATGTAGTCGCGCATCTCCTGCTCGACGATCACGCCGTAGCCGTCGTCCACCTCGAACCGCGTCGCGGCGACCGTGGCGGCGACCTCCATCGAGGACGCGCCCCGGTGGTAGGTCACCGCCCGCGTCAGGTGCGCCTTGCGCTGCCCCTCGAGCCAGTCGAGGCCCTGCTGGAGCATGTCTGTCACTGCCATCGCCTTTCCACAAGCCTCAACGCCTCAGGTCTCACGCCTGCCGTTCTCACTGGCTCATGCGGACCCGGACGGTCGCATCGTCATCGCCGGCGGCCGCGACCGTCTTGCCGATCAGCTTGTTGGCGCCGGTCTCGTCGTCCTCCTTGGCCACGCCGTCGGCCACGTCCCAGTAGACCTCGGCGCCGGCGTCGATGGCCTCGCCTTCCCCGGTCGCCTTCGGGAAATCGAAAACCCCCGTCACGGCCAGGGCGCCGAGCGCGTCGGCGGCGATGTCGAGCTTGGCCACGCCGACCAGCTCGCCCTGGACCACCACGTCGCCGGCCGAGACGTCGCTGGACGGCGTGTAGTCAATCGCGTCTCCCGTCTGCACGTATCTTGCAGTCGCCATGTTCATCTCTCCTGTCTATGGCTGCTTGCGGTTTGGACATTGGAGTCGTAGAATGGAAAGCACTTGCGCGCCGTTACCTTGGCACGCATCTTCAGAAAGGGGGTGCCTCTTGAAGCACCTTTTGAAGATGCCGGGAAACACCTCATTGCGAGGATAACCACAGTCTCCCCGGCCAAGGCCCGACGGGCAGGCGTCGAAAGAGACAGCAACCCATTCGGGTGATGTGGGCGCGCGGCAAGGCATGGCAAGGTGTGGGGGCCATCCAGTCCTGCCACTGGGCGGCCCATTTCTATCATCTGCGCACTCACGTTCATTTACGCCTCGCCCTTGAACTTGACCATGCCCCGGTAGTCCTGCTCGCGGACGCCGAGGTCGAAATACACCCGGAACTTGACGCCGAGCGTGTCGAAGTCCGTCTCGCCGCGCTCCACCGTCGGCGTGCGGCGTCCCTTCAGGTAGCCGATCTCGAACGTGTCCACGATCTGCGGGTCGGCGAACAGGTACCACGCCACGCTTGACGCGCCAGAGTAGTTCGTGTTCGAGAGGTAGGGGCTGACCACCAGCGTCAGGTCCTCGTCGGCGATGGCGTTGTAGGTCGGGATGCGCTCCTTGTCGGTCGCCCCCACCGCGATGAGCAGCGTGGCGTTGAGCAGCTCCCGCGCCGTCATCTTGAGGGCCGTCGGCACCAGCAGGTACTTCGGACTGACGTTGATCGGCTGGCCGTCGGCGTCCGTCTGGTCCATGAACATCTGGACCGCCTCGCCGAGGCTGTCGGCCGACAGCACCGTGTCCGCGCCCGCCTTATAGTTCCCGTGCCCCGTCGAGAAGAGGCTGTCGGGATTGCTAAGCAGCCGCGTGAAGAAGAGCTGATCGATCTTCCGCGCGGCCCGCGCGCCCATGCCCTCGGGGACCTTCAGGAACGCGCCGAGGTCGTCGTTGTAGATCATCTGCCTGGTGAGCGAGAAGATCTTCCCGAACGTGCCGAGCTGGTTCGTGGCCTTCTCCTCGGTCAGGCCCCCGTGCTTGATCTCACCGTCCGGCGCCACCGGTTCGAGATCGCCCACGTCGGTCAGGCGATAGCGCTCCGACTCCTTGAAGTCGTTCAGCTCGCCTTCGCTGCACAGCTTCGTGGCGACCACGGGCTGCGCCTGGAAGCTCTTGAGCAGCTTTTTGTTGGCGACGTTGTTCAGGATGCCCGGCAGCGACACCGTCGAGAACGCAGCCCGGATGGTGTCGTTGCAGAACGCGCGCGGCGTCGGCACGCCCTCCATCCTCGCGCACTCCACGAAGAGCTGCTGGATGGAGATGTCCCGGTCGTGCCAGGCGGTCTCGACCACCTGCTCCCCGTAGGCCTTCACGAGCTGCTCGTCCGGGATGCCCGCCCTGAGGCAGAGCGCCGCCTCGAGAGCCTTCGTGTCGAAGTCGCGCCCCCGGTCGTGATTGACCGAGATGTTCACGTCGGCCTGCGGACGGTTCTCGCGCATCGCCTTCAGGACCTTCTGGCTGGTGTCTTCGACGGTCCAGCCGCCCCGGATCGCGTCCCGCTCCAGGCGCGGGAACTCGCTGGCGCAGATGTCCTGGATGGCTGCCACGCGCTCGCGCTCGGCGCTGATCGCGCCCTCCGCCTCCTCGCGCGCCTGCGCCACGGCCTCGATGGCCGCATTGCCCCTGTCCTTGGCCTGGACCTTTTTGGGCTCCGGCTTGCGCTCAGGTTCCTTCTTCTTCGGCTCAGCCTGAGGCGGTTCCTCACCCGCTTCGAAGGCCGCCCTGAGCCCAGCCGTCTTCTCCTCGTCAATGGCATCGGCGTCGATGCCGTGCTCCTTCAGCCACTGTTCAAACTCCATCGTCCTTCCTCCGATCAGGTGAAAACGTGCGGCGACCTTCATGCGCGTGGACACGTCGGCCCCCACGGCCACCACCGAGACCTCGCGCAGCGTCGCTTGCTTGACGTGATAGAACGGCCCCACGTGGACCTGGCCGTTGATAGTGCGGCGACTCCGCACAAGCTCCGCTTCCTTGACCTCCGCGCCGATTGAGAGCTGCCAGTCGGCGCCGGCACGGGCTTGCTCCACGATGCCTTGCGCCTGTCCGCTGGAGGACACGATCTCGCCCTCGATGGTCAGGCCGTTGCCCTCGACGCGGGCCCGCACCATGCCGACGCGGCTCCCGGTGCGGTTCTCATGATTGGTCAGGAGCGGAACAGCCTCCGGGATCTCCAGCCCGGCCAGGTCGACCACAACGGGGTGCCGCCAGCCGGGCAGGTTCAGCTTCCCGCCTGAGTAGGCGACCCCAATCACGCGGGCCTTCGCCGGCTCGGTTTCGCTTGCCGCCCGTACCGGACGGTCCGGCTCGATGATCAGGAACTCGTCCATGTCCCTCCCCTCAGGCCGGCACCAGGGCCGCCTCCTTGATCTCGTCGGTTTGCCTCTCGGGAAGCTGCGGGCGTGCTTCGGCCTGCGTGAGGCCCAGTTCCCTGATCAGCGACACCTCCCGCGCCCGCTGCTTCAGCTCGGCCTCCCAGTCCTTGCCCTGCCGGGCGTACTCGTGCGCCAGCGTGGTGGTGTGGTTCTTGAGGCGCGTCTCTTGCGCGCTTGCCTCCTTGGCGGGGTCGACGTGCTCCATCCCGTCCCAGAACCACTGGTGCACCGGCAGGATCCGCCTGAATCCGTCCGTCGGCACACGGTCCACGAGCCCCGCTTCGAGCGCGTACTCCCAGAGCCACGCCGCCAGGATGCGGTCGAGCACCTTCTGGGCCATGAAGGCCTGGTCGACGCGGATGCTCTTGAAGTAGGTCTGGTGGTCGAGGCGGCCGGAGGCGTAGTTGTAGCCCGACGAGTTGCCGGCGGCGACGTTGAAGGGCATGTTCAGGCAGCGGGCGATCTCGTTCAGCAGCTCCTTCTTGAACTCCGCATATGTCGTCGAGGGCTGCTGCGCCTGCACCTGCCCCATCTTCCAGCCGCCCGGCATCGTCATCAGCATGCCGCGCTCCAGGCGGATGCTGTCCATCGGCTCGACGTCCTCGGTCTCGCCGCCGGCCGGGGTGTCCGTGTAGAGGACGCCGGCCAGGTCGGCCGCCGTCTCGGCCGCGCTCAGGACGGCCAGCGTGTAGCGCCGAAGCTGCGCGAAGAGCGGAAGTGCTGGCGTGATCTCCGGCACGCCTCTGTGCTGTCCCGGCCGGTCCTGGCGGAAGACGTGGATCATGTCCGCCGATGGGATCGTGACGAAGTCCTGCGCGAAGGCCCAGCGGTTCGCGCCTGGGTGCTCCTTCAGGACGTGGTAGGCCGCCGGGTTGCCGTAGCGGTCGAGCACGACGCCGTCCACCTCGTTCTCGTCGGTGGCGTAATGGAACGACGTCGTCACCTGGTCGGCCTCGATGACGCGCAGGTCGAGCTTGACCAGGCCGTCGAGCGCGGGGTTCGTGGCCAGGATCACGAAGGACTCGCCATCCTGGGCACGGGCCATGCGCATGGTGCGGAGCTTCTCGGCCAAGCCGACCTCGAGCGCCCACGCCTCGAACTCGTGCTCGAGGCGGTCGTTGACCGCGCTGCTGGCCGTGAGCATCTGGAGCCGCGGCCCGGTGCCGACGGTGTCGTTGGCCAGCGTCAGGACGATCCCGCGCGCGTAGGAGTTGTTGGCGACCTCGTATCGGGCGCGGTTGCGGAGCGTGCGCCGCACGTCGGCGCCGGCGGCCGCATCGGCGCTCAGCGCGTCGGCATTGGCCCAGTGGCGGCGGTTGTCCTCGGTCGTGGCGGCGGCGTCGTACCGCGCCCGCAGCCCGCCGGCGCGGACAACGGCGAGGTAGCGCCTTGCGAGCACGGCGTCGCTCAGCCGCCGGCTGTCGCTGGGCGCCCGCTCAGCCTGCGCGCGCCCGCCTGCCGTCCTTTTCAGCCACCCAAGCATCCTGCGCGTTCCGCCTTTGCCGTCTGTGTCGTTGCCGTGCCTCACGTCTCACGCCTCGAGCCTCACGCCTCACGCCCGCCGTCAGTCGGCCCCCGGCGGCGACAGTTTGGCGAACCGCAGCGCCTTGTGCGGCTTCGCCTGGGCCTCCCGCGACGCCAGGTAGCGGTCCGCCTCGATCTGGTCGGCCAGCGAGTGCTGCTGGACCTCGCCCACGTCGCCGCGGGCGCTCTTCGGCCCCTGGGCGTTCTTCTCGATGACGTCCTTCAGCTCGTCCGCCAT